GGTGTAAGCCAGCCCGCGAAACCAAAGCCTTGGCACCTCCTTTAATTTTGGGAGGCGATTCAGGCCTTTGGCGTCGACAAGCCCTACAATGCGCAGGATGTCAATCCAGTACAGACCTTTGCCAGGATAAATCCTTGCAATGGTTTCTGTAAAGACACAAGTTGTCTTCGAGATACAGTTGGTCCCTACACTTGGGACTGCTCCGGAGAGTTTGAGGAGTTTGACAAAGTGTTGTAGCGGGCCTCGCGGTCCATACTTCACCTCGTCATCTCCACAGCGCTCCTTGCAGACCCCAGGTGTGTCTTTGATAGGTAACAACCTATCAGAGGCCATTTGTATCACTGGATCTGACCATGACTCCAGACGACTGGAATCTTGCACCAATTCCCAAGTCTTTTCCGATAATCTATCGAAAAATTCAAGGTAAAGGTTCAATATCGTCCAGCTTTCTGGAGTACCCATCAGGATACCCCTTACTTGCTTGACTATGGGTTTATCTTTCAATCCTGGATAATATATTAAGGAATTTGAGGCAACGTCTTGTTTTAACACGCAAAATTGTTTCCATAACGGGAGATTAATCGCCCGAACGGAATCAATAATGCCGTTAAGCAAACCGCGACAAATGAGTTGCGAAAACGTGTCGGTGGCACATGAAAGATCTAACGATAAAAATCGGTAGTCTTTCCGCCCCTGACCAACCTTCTTAAAAAGTCGAGAGAGTGATCCCTCGGCTTTATCGGAAGAGAGGACACAGTTAGGATCTTTCTCCAAAAGAGCGTACATATACGTTCTGAGGAGATGACCTAAGGTGCCACGTTTTGCAGACTCAATTGTGATTGTTCTGGCTTTACATGCTCGATCTTCTACGGCAGTTGCACGGTAATCATAATTACCGAGTTTCTGTCGTATTATTCGATCGGGATCCAGTTTTGGATCACGAAAGAATAGGTCGAACATGAGGCCTAGGGGGGATTCAAAATCAGCGGCCAAGTCGGGGAGTAACAACTCCTCTGACAAAACCATCTCATGAAAGAGAAGATCTCTCATGAGAACCTGATCATTTGGAAAACGCCCATTATATGCGTAGAGGGCAGTGGAAGGGTAATATACCACTCCATCGTCCTCAAACCCATATAAAACAATCATTTCTGTGGATATTGCAACCTCTCCCCAGAGGTTGTAGTAATCACAGTTGCGCGGTAGCTGGAGAAGGACTGCGGAATTTAGGAAATCATTGAGGAGCTTACGACAGTATTCTCCTCGACCTCCTTTTTCCCTTGTTATCTCCAAACAAGCTCCGGAACCAAAGGTTAAGTGAATGTTATTCACGCACTTAACCGATGTGTACCGCTTTGCCCAGTCTCTCGCGAATGCTCTGGATACCTCATAGAGGTAGCCTGGAACTTCGACTTCGGTAGTTACCAAAGTCTTATGTTTTTCCAGACTAGCCTCAATTTGGGCTGCGTCAGGAGCTCCAAATCCCCGTTTTGCTAAATGGAGATGATAGAGTGTCTGACTAATCCATGACATTGGCAATGAGGGAGGGAAGGAGAAGGGACCTACCGTAGGCCGGAGAAGTTTATGAAAACTACCCCGAGCCCAAGGAAAGGTCACCCATCCATTTCTCCCCCCGATTAGTCCCTTTATGATC